AACAACCACTCAGAATATGGCTCTCTACAAGATAGTCTATCTGCTAAATGATGTAAAACCATATCTCCAAGAAAAATCGCTACATGATTTAAAGTTGGGTGCATTATAGACATTAATAATACATCTCCTTTTTCTAACTTTTCATCTGATCTAAGTTCTCTGAACCCTGTTCGCCAAGCATAATCTTCAAACAAAGGATCTTCTAAAAATTCTTGCGGTGTCATAGTTCTTGCATAATCTTTTAGTTTTATACCCTTTTCCTGCTTATACCAATCAACAACTAAACTCCAACAATCAGTAACACCCCATACCCACGGTCTGCCTAATAATTCTGGAACGTAGCCTTCTGGCTTACATTCACCCCATTCTTCTGTTTTCGGATTAACAATATGCCACGGTAATTTACTATGTTCACAACTTATACGATCAGCTTGACTTGGTATTGGTGGGGTAGTTGGGTGACTATGAACAATAGCAATAATATCTCCTAAATTATCTGCTTTCACATAATCCTCTGGATTTAAAATAAACTCTTGATGATTTGTTATAGCTAAATTTTGACAGGGATAATATTTTTGTTTACCTCTAATATTCAGTAAAAGTCCTACAGCTTCTTTAGGATCTTGGTCTTTCGCATGAACCAATGCGTCATCTTTCCAACTCATTGTGTAAACGTGCCAATACTAGGAAACAAGGCTCTAGTGCATTGGCGTTTCGGTGCTCTAACTCCAGCCATATCAATAGCTCCTGCTAATTCAAATTCTACAACATTTCTATTTTCTGCTGATTTACGATCTACTGTATAAACTTGACGTTTAAATTCTGCTGTAGGATCTGGTGTGCCAAATGGATTTGAGTTGCCAGGAAAATTAACAGCGTCAATAAACTTTGCCATCGTTCTTATTCTTGTAAACGTAGCACCTGTTAAATCATTACCTGATGTTGTTTCATTAACAAGTAATAGTATCGCTGATATAGTTCCAAAAGCATTGCTAACAATTAATCTTGGTCTTGGTATTTGACCACGTTGATAAGCAAAACCTGTAGCTTCTATTGGAAATCTTTGATAAGAGTTACCAGCCCAAACTATTTCACCATTTGCATTTAGATTTGATCCAGAATGGAATCTATAAACTGTAGTCGCACCATGTAAAGAACTGTCTAGCTGTAACGTAAAAAGTTCAATAATTGCAGAGGGATTTATTTTTTGAACTTCACTAAAAACAGGATCAGTACTCATGGTTCAAACACCTGTCTAAATGTTGTTTGTATCGTAGCTCTGTTTAGATAAGGGATAGATTTTGACCATGTTTCACATACAAATTTAGATGAACTTGATTCTCCAGGAGGTTGAAAGTCAAAACTGGCACTATCATTTGCTCTTGCATCTAAAAATGTTTCTATAGTATCTGCATCTGTTTCCGACACTTCAAAAGTAAAGTTAAATATTTTTGGATTTTGATGCTCTGCAAGCCCAAAAAGTATGCGGTGTTCATAACCATCAGCAAAACGAACTGTTCTAGTATTTGGAGCAGATCTTTTTTGTTGTCCGTATGTTGGACTAATTGAAGGAAAGGTAGCCATTATGCAAGTAAACCTCCAGGTCTTTTTTGTTCTAATAATTCAGATTGTACTGCAACTGATATAAGTCGACCAAGTTCCCTACTTCTACCTTCATCTCCTTGAACGGAAGAACCAGAGGCATCTACATTTACCACTACATTTGTAGATCCTCCACTCATTTCGTGGTTAGGAGTAACTCTACCTGTAACTCCTGGAGTAAATAATTCTGGACCACGTTCTCCAACAATGTAAGATTTATTAGGTTTAGTAACACCACCATCTGCAAAGAAACCACCAATTCCTGGAATTGATCTAAGTAAAGACGTCGCACCAAAATCTATTAACTGTCTGCGAATAGACCCGAATACGCTACTTGCTACTTCGCCTAGTGTCATTGTTCCTGTTATTGCACCATCTATGGCATCTACTAGACCAGACTTAACGGTATCTGCTATTCCTTGGTACAAACTATTTATTCTTTCGAGTTCATCTTGTAGTTCTAAGGCATTTTTAAATTGTTGCCTTTCTGCTTGATCTATTTCTTTATCAAATTGTAATGCTTGTTTATCAAACTCTCTTAATTTTTGTTCTATCTCAGCTTTTCTACTACCCATAGTTAAGGATTCGTTTAAAAATTGATTTTGTTTTTCTACACTATTTGTTATTTGACCGTACTGTTCGGCTCTAAGTTTATCTAAATCTGTAGTTTTCTTAGTTGTTTCAAGCTCTAACATTCTTTCTACAATCAGATCATTTATATCTCTGGCTTTCTTTCCTTTAGCGGTGCTTCTATCTTCCAGCAAACCTTTTATTATTTCATCATTGCTTGTTTCAGCATCTCCAAGTAGTTGCCTTCTTCTTAATCCTGTTGGTCTTGAAGATCCACTGGCAAATAACTTAGCAGCTTGAGCACCAATCTGGGTAAGAAATCTGCTTATAGAAGCCTGTAAATTTCTAGTTCCTTCTGAAAATCTTTGAAGAGCCTCTACACCATCTTTACCTACTAATTCTTCCATTCGCTTCATGGATTCATTAAATGCAGCTTGCTTGCCTTGTGTCTTTTGAATTAGTTTTAGATATTCTTCCGTGGGTGTGCCAGATGCCCCAAGAGCTTTGCTAACTGTTGTTACGTCAAGAGTAAAGAAGTCGAGAGCTTTACCAAGTTCACTTATTCCTGTTACGGCCTGTTGTATTTGTGTCAGAGCAGCAGTAGCTACAAGACCTCCTGCAAATCCACCAGTTTGACCACCGAGCTTGCCTCCTATAAAGCTACCTCCAAAACCAGCTAGTGCTCCTACAGGCCCTTGTCCAAATAACATTGGAAACGCACCACTTATTAATGCTCCTGATAAAACACCATCTCCTTTTGTCTTAGCTCTTCCTGGCATCATTCTTCCTTGACTATCAAAATTTAAAGGTGAGCTTGGTCCTAAAGGTATCTTTGAAGTAGGTCTAACCCCTGTTTTCCTTACTACTTTTGCTGTATTATTTTCTAATTTGTTTTGTTTTGCTTTTTCTTTGGTTATCTGCTGTTCTCTTCTGAAAGTTTTAGTTGCTAGAGCTAATTTGTCTCGTTCTGTTTTTAAGGCTGCTTTTCCTACACCCTTTTGACCCATCGCAATATCATTTAACTTCTTTATTCTTCGCTCAAGATTATTTAACTGTTGGTTTATCTTCCGAACATCTAACTTAATATTTACTTCGTAATTAGAGCCAGCCACTAATTTAGATAAAACATTGTTCTTAGTTTAGCGTACCTTACGATATTGAGCTTTCTTTTGGGCATCTTCGTATGCTTTCTTTTCTCTTTCGTGTTTAAGACTGAAGTATGCGTTCCAGCCGTAAACTTCCTCTAGGGTCATGTTTTTACGCAAGTATTCAACTGTCATTCCTAATGTTTCAGCAATCATAAACTGAAAATATAGGTAATGGTCTTTATTCAGTTGTGCTTTTTACGGCATCAGGGGTAGCCTCCTCGCCCAACTCTTGCATCTTAGTCATAAGCTCTAGCAACACTCCTAACGGTATTTCTCTTCTTAGGCTTGCTCTATCTGCATCAACAAATAGCTTCTGACCATTTTCATCTTCAGCCTTATTTATAATTACCTGAAGAGCAAAATCTAAACTGCTTTCGTTCTGTGCTCTGTTGGAAGCTATTAGAGTATCATTTATTGCATCTCGATCAGCAATAGTTAGTGGTGTCCAATACACAGTTAAAATTACTTCGCCATCTTTGTATATAGGGTAGCTACTTCTTTTGCCTATGCTAAACGCTTGCTTTAGCTTGTCGATTGCTCTTTCTGATGCCATAAAGTTGAATAGTGTATTCTTATACTATACTACTACTTTATTATTTAAAACCAACTTTTTTAAATGCTTTGTCTATATCTTTGTTGATAAGCCCACCTAACGTATAGACGTTGTACCAATTTGGTCCTTTAGCTGTAATTTTATGTTCTTTTGCGTGTTCTGCGTATGTAACCTGTTTGTTTTTAAGGTTTGGAAGGGTTTGACCTGGAGCGTTTATTGCAAAACCAGCATACTTAGCTCTATTTCCTACATATAATTCTTGACCCATTTTTGCGGTAGGTACTCTTGCATTTTTAAATACTCTGCCTTCTCTTGGTGGAATGACGAAATACGGATACTCTGGCCTTCTTTTTCGCCTGGGTTTAACAGGAGTCTTAGATACGACCCAGTTTTCACCGAATGTTCCTGTCCACCATGGGCCATCTTCAGTTAGAGAATGTACTATGTCTTTTGCTAATTGCTTTCTGCCTTTTAGAATAACCTTTCTTAGGTCGGTAGGCATTTTTGATAGTGGTTTTCTACTAGGCATTGGCAGTAAAATCGCAGCTAACGACTGTTAAAAAGTGAGTGT